CTTCAGGTCTTTGATCACCTCTTGCTGATCCGGATCGATCTGAATCCAGAACTTTTCGCCCTGATCGTCCAAAACGTGCAATGCGCGTTTGGTATCGTAGATTTTCGGGATCAGGTCGAGGAGCTGTACCCCGATAAACCGCTTCATATCCCCCATATGTTCGGGGAAATGATAGGTTGCGGTGTCGCCCTGCTCCTTGCGCTCATTGATGGCCTTGCCGGAGGCGGCCGACTGCTGATCATTCTCTCCGATCTGGGCCTGAAACTGACCCGAGATCATCATCATCTGACGTTCCGCGGTCTGCATCCCAAGCTCGTGAGCCTCGGAGGCCTTTGGCGGATCGAGCCTGAACGGCGGATCGATCTTGGCAAGCGACGGATCGGTCGCGTTGTCGTCCACGTCATTCCATAAAATGACGGGATAACCCATGATGTTCATCGTCTTGTATTGCTCTTGCCCCTCGATTGAACGGGCTGGAGCCATCAAAGGCGATTTGGGCTGTAGCGCGACGACCTCGACAGCCGTGGACGCGTTGTAATTGAGCATGCGCTGCGCATCGATCAGCGGCCTTGTATGGCCCTTGCGGTCCAAGGTCTTATCGATGACCGTCTCGCGGCCGACGCAACGGCAAATAGGGATGTATTTCCCTGCCCACTTGCCACGATCAACGATCTTGTCGCCAGCGATCAGGAACCACTCGACCTGATCATCAAACACCGGCCGCGTGCCGCCGTCTATGACCCCTTCCTTGATGTTCTGCATCAAGGCCTTGTAGATTTTAAGGCCAGCCTCATCCTTGATTTCGGAAGCAAGCTTTTCGACCTCCGGGGAGTCTTCGGTTTCCTTGTACCAGACGTAAGTGTCACGCTTTGGCGTCTTGCGGTAATATTTGACTACCGTTATCGAGTTGTCGGTCAGCCAGGCTGCCATCTGCGTATCGAGCGGAGCCGCGCCAACCCTATCCTTGAATCGCGGATATTTACGGCCGAAGGTCTTCCGAGACATCTCCTCAAAGATGAACCCGTAATTCGCATCAGACCCATCCGACCCAGGGCTGATCCACCGATCAAGGTAGACTGCGGTCGGATCGTCAGCGGCCTTCAGATAGATTTCCTGATCGCGCGACCGGGGCGAGACGAATTTCGTCTCAATGATGATGTACCCGATCCCGCCATCCACCTGATTTTCCGCAACCCTGCGATATTGCGTCGACGCAAAGGATTTGTATTCGATGCGCCTGATGATGCTCTGCATCACCTGCGCTGACTTGTAGCTCGCGCCGCCCGCGGTCGGACGGACCTTGATCCCCATCCCGTTCTTCGACATCGCGTTGATGATGATGTCGTTGTGCGTTCGCACCTTGTTGATGGTCAGGCAGGGCTGATCGCTCCCGCCGCCGCCCGTGCGCTGCTGAAAGATCGCCGCCGGCCACTGTGCGGCGTTTACCGGGTCGCCGTTGGCAAACTTGATGTCCTGACGCGCGCGCTCATCCTCCACGCCCTGCCAGTTCTGCACCTCATGCCAGCGCTCGTTAGCCTCCTTGACGATCTCGTCATCCGTTGCGGCCGGATCGGGCGTATCGCTTGCGCCGTAAAGCATAGATCAACGGCCCATCCATGCCGTGCCGCGTTCCTCGCGCGAGCCGACATTGAAAACCGGAAGCTGGAACTTCGGCACTTTTATCTTATCCATGATTTCCCGATGGCCTGCTGCAAAAGTCCGCAGCGCATCGGCGCCGTGGCTTGCCGCATCGTGCAATGGATTGTCCTTGAATGTTTGCAGCTTGTCGCTCCATTCCCGGCGATAGGACCGCAGGGCATTCAGACCGCGCTCGCATCTGACCTCATCGATCCATGCCTGATCAAGCAACTGGCGGACGGCGTTGATGCCGTCGTTTACGTTGGATTGCGGCACAACGACAGGGGTAATGCCCAGCGCCTTGAGCGTATCTATCCGCGACTTGCCGTTGTTTCCGAGTTCCCGATGCGCCACGTCATGCGGGAAATAATGCTTGCCCCAGGCCCAGCGGTGAAGCTTCTGCTTTTCCTCCAGGACGCGGACATATTCGTCAAGTCCTACGCCCGATCCCTCGTGGTAGTCGATGAGGCGAAATTCGCGGCCAGATCGTTGGATGAACCAGATTGCGGTTGAATCGGATATCCCAAGGTCCCAAGCGCTATGCACCGGGATTGTACGATCGATTGGTATTGCGCCAATGCGGCCGTCTCTTGCGAGACGGGTGAGATAGGCGCCATAATACGACCCGACAAACGCTCCCTCAAACGAGCAATGATATTCCTGATCAAAGAGCGCACGCCCATCGTCTACCCCATAAATTTTCTGATATTCCCGCAGCTCGTCTGCGAGCGCGGCCGGCGTGAATACGCTCGTTTCTGTCGCCGGCAGAATTTGAGCGAACCATTTCGGGTCTTGCCGCGCCATCTCGTAGGTTACGCGAGCATGATTGGCGCCGCGCGGCGTCGTGATGTAGAGGGCCCAGCCCTTCGATTCCGCCAACATCGGCCTCAGAAAGGCCTCCGCTTTCGGGTCGGCGAGCGCCCATTCCGAATAAACCGCACCCGCAGGAGTTGACCCCACAAGAGAATTATAATTGTCACTGCCGACCAATCTCCATGTCGATCCGTTGCGAAACCGGATCATCATGTCGTTGTCGCGGGTCCGATCCCGCATTTCAGGCGGGAAGGCCTGATCGATCCGGCGCTCTCCGGTGTGCGGAGACACCGCATCCCATATCGCCTTGCGGGCCTGGGATTGTTCCGGAAGCATGTGCCAGTAGTCGCCGACCCGCTGCTGAGAGGCCACGGCTGCCCAATTAAGGGCGAGGTCGTCTTTTCCTGACCGCCGATGCCAGATCAGGCATGCCCGCTTGCCGCCTCTATTGAGGTAGTCCCAAACTGGTTCCTGATAGTCCCGCGGCATCCAATGGTTAGGCAACCGCGACAGCCCTAGAATGCGATGAAGCTGGAGTTTTAACGATGGACTGAGTTGCGCGATCGTTTCAGTGCTGAACATACGAAAACGCCGCTGGCGGCTTTATGCAGTGCAATGGCGCGGGCCAACACCAATGCTTGCCGTGCCCGTTCGGTAGCCCGCTGAACGCGTGCGGCTGACCGTCGACTGCCAAGATCGTCGCCGGATCGAAACCGCGCCGCGCGGCGACCTGTTCCCAGAATTTCCACGCGGATTCGCGCGTTTGAATAAGGCGGCGGAAGGCCTCGCATTCGTCCGGTGTAAGACGATCGGTTATGCGATTGACCTGCCGCCGCTTCGACGCAGCCAGGGAAGAAGGCAAACTAGCCACGTCGATTTCCTTACTTCGGCATCGGCACCATGCCATCAGCCGGCTTGTCGGGCTTCGTGCCGCCGGGGCTCTGAGTGCCGGATGCGGACGGCTTCTGAGTGCCCTGGCCGGACTGGCAGTTGAGGGCAGTGGAATGCCCCATGATGCCGCGAACAGAACCGATATCGTTTGCCATGATGTTTCCTTTCCTTTAGATACGAACCCGGAGATTGGACGAGAGCACTGGCCCGGGCGAACTTCCGTGGTTTGAATAGTAGCCCGCAGGAGGAAAATCCCTGCGATCTCCCCATTCCCTTTAGGGGCCAGTCGGCGCCGGATTGAGACTTGCGTTAAGTGCGGTCGTTTCAGCCGCCACGGCCGTCGCTGCGGATGCCACAGAAGCCGCCGCGCTGCCGCTCGCCGCGCTCAAGTTGGAAATATTCGTAATCGCCGCCTGAATGGCGGCCGTGTTGTTGCCCGCAAGGGCCGCTTGTAGCGCCGCGATCTCGGCCTGAATCGCCGTGTCATTGGCCGCCACATTAGCGGTCAACGTAGCGACATTCGTTGTCAGCGTGTTAACGTTTGTTGTAAGCGTTGCAATCGCGGTGTTCAAGTCATCTACTATTGTCATGATTTTCCCCAGTACTAGGCTTTGCGCCGCCTGACTGTTGGCCAGCACGTTGATGGACTTACTTAAGGCGTTGAGTTGAGTCATAACAGCCGTATGACGAGCTGATGCGGATAGTTCCGTTTCACAATTTCCAAATATGCCCACTTTATTGGTCCGCCCTTAGTGCGGCGTCAGAAAATAGGTATGCGGTGCAGTAAAGGGCCTACCACCAGGTGGGGGCGGCGGCGGGGGCGGCGGCGGAGTTTGCGTAACGGGCGCTTCGCACAACGCGGTAGTCCCCCCATTGGCGCCATTGCATGACCACATCCAGTTGATTTGATCGGTACTAACCGCCGATGCCGTTCCTGAAAGACACAGTCCAGCCGACGGCGGATCAAGACTTGGCGACCCGTTTGCAGCGCCGCACTGCCCGTTGACCGGAGGTGGCGGCGGGGGAGGCGGCGGGGGAGGCGGCGGGGGAGGCGGCCCATTCGCCGTCAGTGTTGCATAGAATGACCACGTTGTCGGCGTGCACCCATCTTCACCGTTGCCAACCCACCGGGTTGGCATGCCACTATTGAACGAATGGCTATAGTACCAACAGCGCCCGGAATTGTTCTGCTTGACGAATCCCAGAGCGTTACTGCTCGGCAGATAGGCAAGCCAATAGCTGCCAGGTTGAAGCAACCTTGGCGTGACAGTAACCGTATTCCAACCGTTACGCGTCGTAAATTTTGCCGTATTGGCCAGTCTGTTGCCTGGACCTCCATCCGGTCCAGTCGCATCATAAATGCCTAAAATCAAGCTTCCGGCGGCATGAGAGACGTAAAACGACAGACTGTTGATCGTCGCCGATTGCGTCAACTGCGCCTGCTGGGCAAGAAGAAAATTGCCATTCCCACCATCCCCAGCCGACAGAACAGGCGGCGGCTGGCCGATCGTAATCGTCTGAGCCCCAGCCTGCCCAGCCGCCGCTATGGCGATTAAGGCTACGAGTTCTCGTATCACAGCCCGCACTTTCTCGTTGCGAGGTCGGGATACTGAAAGACTGAGCCACCGACATATCTCAGATATACGATACCCTTGAGATAAGTCGGGTAATCCGTTCCGATGTCGCCCGCGCTCGTGCAGGTCACAGACGGGAGCTGAAACCCCTTGCCGACGCATCGATTGGTTACGCTGCCGCAATTCGGGTCCGGCCGCAGATCGTAGATCACCGAAGGATTCGTCAACGTTTGCGTATTAGCATCATAACCCATGCAGGCCGTCGTGTTCGTGAAGCCGGTACA